GACTTTTTTAATGTCTGTAATCCGGACTGAGTTTTAGGAATCTTTTCATCATTATAAGTAAGTGTAACAAAGAGAGCGGACTTACACCGCTCTCCATGTTTTACTAATCTAAAACTCCAACCTGATACTCTTCTCCTTAAACAAGGGGGACATTTGCCACACGGAAATGGTACGTAACCAGTTGTAACTCCGTTGACTATTTCCAGTTTTTTGTAAAAAGGAGTGATACATCTTGTTGACATATTAGAACATTGGTGTTCCGAACTTGGGCATTGGTCGTACTGCTCTAATCTTGTGCAATATTTGCATATACAAATTATCTTGTGAACTATTAACTGCAAATATCCTTGCGCATTGTTCTGGTGTACACTCAATAAATGTTTGATTTAATGCTGGTAAATTGGCGAATTTTCGACCCAAGTGCCAATAATCGAGTGTTGTTTTAAATTCTCCAGCGACACGACTTGCATTATATTTATATTCTGCATATCTAGGTACATATCCAAATGTTTCTACATCCATTACACCAGCATAAGCCATTAACTCTTGATTTTGTACTGGCTGTTCTCCAATATGTGCAAATGAAGGCCAAAAAAAGTCAAGAGGATCATTTTTGAGGAATGTTTTTGGAATTCCTTGCTGGTAAGCAGTTTTTGGCATAACGGACATAATTCCGATAATGTATCCATGCTCTTCACAAAAATAATTACCATATTTTCCAGTAGTTACTGCAACACCATGACCAGCCATATTACCTTGTACTGGCGAAGTAGCTGTTTGACCGCTAAATGTTCCAGCAGTGTTTAATACTTCACTAATGACGACTGGAGTTTTAATACCAGTAATATATTCGGGTCGTTGTAATCTTGCATCGGATGATTTTACACCAAAATGCATCAAAATATTTTCAATATATCTTGTGCCGCCACGTGCATTTTTTTCTAGCCATTCTTGTAATCGAAATGCTCTACGCAAATCGTTAATAGTTGTAGCGCCTACTTGCAAATCATCTAAATGTGCAAATAATTCATTGTTGCCTACAAGTGTTGAAAGTTGGTTTTGTACTACTGGGCTTGTGGGGTTTCCAGTTAATGTAGTTGGACCAACTAAATTATTGATATATACTTCTGCATCTCCGTTAATAGATCCCAATGGGATATCGACAGCGGCTCCTTTTTGTGCAAATGGCAAAGAACTTGTAAAATAATCGTGTTCCCATGCGCGATTTCTGATGTTAGATAATTCGCGTATTCTATTCCAACCAGATGTTCCTTGATTTCCGTCTGTTAATTTGTAATTAATTGGAGGACACAAATTTTGATCTCTATAATACTCGTTATATATAGATTGATAAGCTGCATAAGGTAACGCATTAATATTAGTTGTTGAACCGTCACCATTATTTGGTAAAGGAATTCCTAAATAATCTGATAAAATTCTAGCAGTACCAGCTTGATTCGGGTTGTTATATTGTGGTTGTAAATTGTCAGCAGTAAGATAGGGTAGTACATGTTGAGTATTGGCATCAACTATAAATTTTTCCCAATTGTCCCATAAAATTCGATTAGGAACAAAGAAATAGTGTACAGAAACATCAATTCTATGCATTACTGGTGCAATCAGTGGGGCAAATCTGATAAGACTATCGCATCCAATTTGCCAACTATCGCCAGGAACGCATTCCTGGACTAATACGGGTAGGAGTCGACCCATTTTTCCACTCATTTTAACATCATGAGTAAGGTCGAATACATTTTTCTTTGGTTTAGATACTTGTACTGAATTAAAAATATTTGGCTTTGCCATTTTTAAGATTTTATTGGTTTATAATTAAAGACGAATACCACCACGAGAAACATAGTATGTTCTCAACTTTTTGGTTCTTGACCTTCTGATACGGTTCTTTTTTGAATAAAGGCGTGACCGACGTTTTTTTCTCATTTTTTAACTAATTTTTAGTGTTTAAACAAGGGGTGTTTTTCCTATAATTTATATTATATTAATGCATGATAAGAATCATTTTCAAACTGTCCAAAATCATTTATTAACATATGTGAATTTATGGCATTTTTTAGTAAAAAATGCTGGTTTTTACTAATTCTTTTTAAAATTGAATTTTGATTTAATCCAATCCATCATATCTGAACCCATTTCTCCAACAGCTTGAAATCCTGATTTACTTACTTGTTTTAAAGCCTGAATATAATTTGTTAAATCTTTTTGTGCTTTAGCTGGATCATATACGGCTCTAGCTAACAATACTTCCAAAAATTCTGCATCATTATCCAATCCCATTGTTTTCCACATTAACTGCAATTCTTTCATTTTTCCGTCTGTAACTAAATTCTGAAATGCAATTTTTGCGTTTTTAGTGGCTTGTTCTGTGTTTGACGTATCTGCAGTTTGTTTTAATATCCTTGAAGCACTTTCTGCTATATCTTGTGTATTTTTTAAATCTTTTCTTTGGTTTTCATTAATTGAAAACGTTGTTTGTGCTTCTTTATATTCTTTGTTTATCTGAAAATTCTGGTCGTAATAATCTAAGGCTTTTTGTTTCAATCCACTGTCTGCAATTGTTTTTACAATATTTGCTTTAATTAACTGTTGATTTAAAATAGATTGTTCGGCTGATAATGCACCTCTAACTGCCTCACCCATATCAATCTGAGGAGGGGTAGGGTTCCAACTTTTCATATCTGTTCCTCTAACTGGCTGTGCAGGCTGTTGTGTTTGACCTGATCCATATACTAAATTGGGGTTTAAACCTGCCTCTTTTAATCTCCTCATTTGTTCAATAGGACTATTGTACAAAGTTTGTCTGTTCCAATCGTCTAATGCATCTTGACGTTGTTTTTGATACATGGCCTCGTTCCATTCTCTGGTTTTCCTATTCATACTGGAAGTACTAAAGGCATTTATTCCTTGACTTGCTATGTTTGCAGCTGCAATAGCTGCTGATGTACTAATAGGCTCTGGCATATACTTTGTTTTTATTGATTCTAAGGCCTTTTAAAGGCTTTTAATTCGTTTATCGTTCGCGTCGTGCCTCCTTGTCCTCCTTTCTCATTTTTCGCCCTTTTAAGGCTTAGTGTCAATTAGCACTAATATATCAAGAGTGTATTAGTGCTAATTGCGTAGCTCAGCCCTTTCAGGGCTGTGCTTTTTTTAAAATAAAAAAGGTATTTTTTATTGATTTTCATTTGTTTCGGAGGTTTCCTCAACATCAGTAATTACTGATTTTCTTTTCGATTTCGCTTTCGCTACATCGGTTTTTATCTTCTCTGTGAGATTTTTTAACTCCTCTCTGGCTTGTTCAGCCAATTCTTCACGTTCTGCGAGGTCTAATCTTTCAATATCAATTTCGCTTCCGTCTTCACCCTCAAATATTGGTGTTTTTGCACCTTCTAAGGGTAAACCTTTAGCATATCTTATAAGTAATTCACGAAGACCCATGCTTTGGTCTGGTACTGTTTGGCTAGGCTCGTTGTTTACTTCGCCTTCGTACACAAATTCTGTTGCGTTAAACGGGTGTTTTACTTGGTTTTCCATGTTTAGATTTTTTGTCTTTGTTTAGCTTTTTTGTGGGCTCGTCTAAATGCGTTAATATCTTGTTCAACTTTAATTCTTTCGGGTATTGGTTCTTCCATTTCTTGTAAATATTCTTGAAATACTGAAATACGAAATTTTTCACCTTTATTATAAAGTTTGTCTTTGTAATATCTTGGCATACATGCCTTTTTACCATCTTTTAGTGGCAAATAACATCTTTCTTCAAGCTTTGCTTTGTGCCATTTAATTGTCCTTTCATTTAAATAATCTTTTCCTAAACCTTTGCTCATAACTGCAAATTCTTTTTCTCTATCATCGCCATGAAACATGGGTATTCTTTTTTCCTTACTTACATATTTAAGTGTATAACCTATACTGGCATCACTAACATCGCCAAAATGGCAATGGCCATTAATATCATTATCAATTGACCAGCTAGCCTCAACAATTCTAGGAATAGCATTAAAAAGAATAATATGATAGTGGGGCCTTTGAGTGTTATCCCCATACTCTCCAACTGCGTAATAACTAATTTTCTCATGCGTCTTTTTTCTTAAACGTTTGAAAAACTTTTGCAAATCGGACTTTTTTAATGTCTGTAATCCGGACTGAGTTTTAGGAATCTTTTCATCATTATAAGTAAGTGTAACAAAGAGAGCGGACTTACACCGCTCTCCATGTTTTACTAATCTAAAACTCCAACCTGATA